GTTTGTTATTGGCATAAGAAGTGTTCCAGCTCCTCCTAAGGTATCTAACATCCAAGAAGATGCGTCTCCCACATACAGAGTCTTATTAAACGAATCTCCTCTAAAAAATACCGATGCTAAGTCGCTAGTTGCCGGCACAAAACTTCTACAATTTACTGCTGTTTTAGTTAGTGACGACCCCCCAGCTAAAATGTAATTATATCCCTGACCGATATACGACACATAGTTTCCAACAACTCTAAAATTTACTATTACGGAGCTGGCATTTGTTTTAAACGACCCAACAAATCGAGCATTCAGTGTTGGATGGTATTTTGATGTGGAATCGGCAGGATTAACCGTATTTCCAAAATTATCTCTAGTTGGAGAAGTTTCTGAAATAACTCCGACAAATTGAGAATCGTCATTCGGATCTGCTTTCACATACACATAGTACCAAGTATCTGCTTTACGAGTTACTCCAACTTCAATATTGTTAGTAAAATCTAATGTTTGTTCTTGATCGCTACTATAAATTCTGTCGTATATAGAAATTGACCCAGGCTCTAGATGAATGGTTGTGGTAGTATGGTATTCTAATCTACACCCGAACGTAAAACCCTTCGGGAACGCTGACGCAGTTCTCCAAACCGTATTACCTAAATCGTACCTATAAAGTGCGTTCTCATTCTTTACTATTGCAGACGCTCCATCTTTAGGATTTGGGTAAGTAGTAGCTAGGTCGCCATACGAAGCAACTGGAGGGTACCAACTAGTTGCGTACTCCCAATGTTCATGAGTCGCGTCCCACTCAACAAGTTCGTCAATATCCAACACTAGATATGTGTCTCCATCAGACTCTCCTACTGTTGGAAGATTGGCCCAAGTAGATACTTTCTTTAGTAACAAATCCCGCCCTTGTTCATCTTCGATATCACTTCCACCATCCATAACCATCGTAGCTTTGACTTTCTTTTTAGCTTCAGGCATATTCACTCACTCCCTTCTTTAAGAATGGGCGGACCAATAATAGTCCGCCCACTCATTAATTTATATTAATTAAAACATTTTACCTACACCCTGTTGTGCTACTGCTGGAGTTGCTCCGCCCTGTTGCTGTCCAAACGTATTAGTTGCCTCTGTAATTTGTGGCATTAACGCTGTTAGTTCAGCTTCAGTTTTTTGAAGAATATATCCATCTGGAGCAAGTACTGGAGTTCTTTCGATAGGAGATGCGTTTTCGATAGGATCCATTGGAAAGAATTGATATTTTGTTTCCTTATCTCCTCTTTTCCCATGACGCTGTATTTCATAATATCTAGAATTAAGAGCTCCGTATCTACCTACCAATCCCAAGATGTTTGGAATTTCGGTTTTACCTCTATCCCATATTTTCATTTTATTATCCCTAGTATCTAATATCGATAAAATTATTCTTACTCCTGCACGATGCCCTGCCTGACACAACGGGCACATTTGGTCTATAGGGGCTAGACATGCAATTAGTCTTTCTTTTCCATTAAGTTTAACCTTATGAACAACATAAATATCTAAATCCTGATCGTCTCCATGAGCAAATCGCACCTTAGCTATATCTTGGTCCTCTTTTAGCGAAAAGTACTCTGCCGATAATGAAGTGTACTTATCCATGGTTTCTTTTATTGCGTCTACTCCTGTAATTCTGAAATCTGCCATTTTTGTCCTCCTGTGTTTTTTAATTTTTTAATTTATAATTATATATAGTAAGAATGCGTAAGAATTTTATAATGATTTTATAAATTTTTGTGGATAAGTCCCATTTTTAAACTTTTTCTTTAGACGCTTCAATATATAAGGAATGGCAGACAATGTTAAATTCATTTCATTTGCAATTTCTCGATACTTTAATTTGTGTGGATTGTTTAAAATAATTTCACACACTTTAAATTCGTTATCATCTAGCACCGGCTTTAAGTTGCGTAATAGACAATCTACATCTAAGCGATCGTAAGAATCCTCGCGCCCCAAATATTTATCTATAGAATCGTTTTCGTTATGGTAATGTTTATATTCCAATCCTAACGGATTGTTGAATTGACGTTTTGCGATTTCGTTTTGTTCCATCGTTGCATCGTGAGTTGGATTATACGGATTTGTGTACTTCGCTACTCTATATAACACGTTATCTAAACATCTACAATAGTATGTAAGAAATTTAGTTCCAGCATCCTCTTTATACGAGTTTATGCAATCTAATAATTTATCTTCATATGCGGCAGTTAGTTCTGCCTTGTCTGCATAGTTTGTTTTATGGTAGAGATAATAATTCAAAGTCGGTCGTAGTTTATAAAGAATAACCCGCAGTGTATGTTCGTCTTTAGTTTCTCGATAATGTAATACACAAGCAGTTAAATCTAACTTATTTATTCCACGTACAGATTCAAAATACATCGGTGTTGAGCTGTCTTTTCTTTTGTGTGACTGGTTCATGAGTATCCTCTTTTCGGTTGTAATCTTGAGTTTTTTTTGTATTTTTCCCCATATCCCAAAGTATATTAAATTAGACGAACTTACTTACTGTAACAAAACCCCCTTTAGTTATAGTGTATTTAAGTTATATTATAATATTACACGAAAATCGCATGAGTTACAAGTAGTTTAAAAAGAAATTAAAATACATCTACAAACTCCAAAGCATCTAACTGTTCTGGAGTATAATCATTTGCATCATTCAAATCAGGAAACATAGAATACTTCGGAACCCGTACTATGAAATTCTTACTTAGTTGTTCTACTATTAAGTCTTGTGCTTGCAACCCAAACTCGTCGTTGTCCATCCAAGAAACAACTCTTCTAATTCCGTATCGTAAAAGTAATTCGTATTGTTGAATCGATGCTCCAGAAGTATCCCGAAATAAAATTCTTCCTAATAGACTCACTGCTGGGTATCCGTTCTGCATTAGGTATGCCGCATTAAACTCGCCCTCAGTTAAAATTACCCCATATTTTTTATAGTTCTTCTCTAACTTTTCGTTAGTACATGTTCCGTTATTAATTGTATTTATTAATTGTAATACTTGATAGAATCCATATAATAAATATTGTTTAGGAACTCCTTCTACATTCAGGTATTTATCTAAGCCGGGCGGTGGATTTATTAATCTCTGCTTTACAAACACAAGTCCACCTTTATGATCACGAACTGGCATTGTAATTGTGTTATTTAGCGAGTTATACCCATATTCGTAAAAAAGTATAGTGTTTAAATCAAAGTTTCTTTGTATTAAATAGTCGCTAGTATACTTGTAGTTGTCCAAAATACTGTCGTCTATGCAAGTATATGGCAAAACTCCCTTACGAACTCTCCGATAGTTTAATTTTATATCTGGACGCTGAGCTATATCCATAGTATTGTATTTTCTTATAATATACCTTTTACCGAAAGCTCTCTCAGTAGTGCCAAAACAATAAGAAACAAACTCAAAGAAATCGGCAGTATACCCACAAGTAAAACAATGCACTGTACCTGCCGCATACTGCTTTCCGTTTCTAACTATATCCATTTTTGATATTCCACAGCTCGGCTTTCTTTCCTGCCCCTGTTTATGTACCGGACAAGAAACTAATACATCTTTTGTAGTCTCCTTATTTTTTACTTGCGAAAGAAGATTAATTCCTTGAACTTTTAAATCTATTTGCAAATCAGTTACCATATCATAAATATCAGATAAAATAACTATTCCGTCGAGTTGTATCATTCTAATTCCTCCTTAAAATAAATCGTCTTTTATAGAGGCTCGATCTATAGGAGCAAATACCCCATAGTTAATATTCCATACATATTGAAAGGCTTCGCCTTTTGGTCCATACCTATTCTTTATCACAGTACACTTAGCCGCACTTTCCTCCAACTGTACAAACGAAAGTCCTCGAGTGGCATTTTGCATAATAGCATCAGCTCCAAAAGCGTCTTCAATTTCTGGAGTAGCTCCTGCATCTCGTTTCTTTGCTTTGGCGGCCTCTCTGTTTGCTTGATGAACTGCTAATACTGGTATTTGGTATTCTTCAGTAAATGCGAAGCAGTCTACACTAATATTAGCTAATCTAATTCTTTCTTCTTTCCCACGCCTATCGTCTTCCATAAGGGATAGTTGGTCTAGTCCCCATATGTCGAAATTGTATTTATCTTGAAGAATTTTCATTTTACTTACGCTCAATTTTCCGCCCAAATCTTTTTGAGTAAATACTCTAAATTCTGGAAGCTCTCCATTAATAAGAGCAGATATATAATTTTGGTACTCCTTTACAGACTTTGGACCAACTTCAGCAACAAGACTAGTTCCTAACTCTGCGTTTCCTCCAACTAGTTGAGAGTTTCCGAAATGTTTATATAGTGTATCAAATCTAAATCCCATCATTAACGCACTCATCTCTCCAGAGTACATTCCAACTTTTTTCCCTTGCAAACAAGCCTGTATCATATAATTCAGTAAAAGCCAAGACTTCCCCTCATTAGTTCTAGCTAAGATGACAGCAAACTCTTCTGGGAGCCATCCATGCAAAAATTTGTCTAAGGCTGGGTCTCCAGTCTTAATTCCAAGCAACCCATCCAAAGCAAGCCTTCTAGTATAGTCCTCTAAACGCTCTCCTGCCTGACGCAATAAACACTTTCCACTGCCCAGCTCTGCATTAGAAAATTTAAGTAATTCAGTAAATTCTTGTTGAGCAAACTGAATGGCTTCTAAACTATTAGTTTTGCTCATCTCAGCCGATTTTTGCATTGCTGTTACCAGTAAGGAATAACACCGCTGTTCGTGTAATTCTCCAAACATGGTATTAATTGCTTCGCCTGTTTCAAATAAGGTAAACTCTGGAAAGTCGTAAGCAAACTTTACCTTATCCGGAACACTTGCCTTTCCGTCCTTCAATTTCGAGGTATTCCAATGATCTATTATACTATTAAATTCAGCTTCGTATCCAGGAAAATACGACTCGTCGATATCATGCTCTACGATAGGTGCTATTGTATTATTGTTTAGCAACCAATTAAGAAATTGCACCTGTACAATACTTACACCAGATTCAACATCACTCATAATTTACCCCTCTCATCGATTGTCCGACTAATTGTATAGTTTTAGCTTCTTTTAATCTATCGACTATCCTTCCATGCAAATTTTCAAGCAACTCGTATTGAGTGCAATTACTTGTATAGATAGTCGACAAATTGTTACTATACCTTTCGTCGATAATAGTTAGTAGTCTTTCTCTTACCCACTCAGATGCCTTTTCTGCCCCTATATCATCGATTATTAAAAGCGGTACAGTTTCTATCAATCTTAGCTTTCCAGAAAAGCCCTCTTCTGGATTATTGAATTGAGACCGCAATTCCTCTAAAAACTTAGCCGTTTTAATGAAGTATACTGCAGAATCAAAACAACACTGTTTAGCCATTTCTCGAATATACGCATTTGCTAAACTGCAGGCTAGTGTAGTTTTTCCATTGCCTTTGTTTTCTCCCCATAGGACTAAGTTCTTTCCTTGCTGTACCCATGATACAATAGATTCTTTAATCTTTAATATTTCTGTGTATGCTTCTGTATCTTTTTCTGGAACAAACAACTGAACAGTTTGTTGATATTTTTTTGGGAGGTTACTTCTCTTATATAACAAATCCAAAAGCACATACCCACCACAAAACCTATTACATACGCCTTCGGTGTTAGCCTTTTTACAATACGGAAATCCCCAACAAGCTGTCTTCATTTACATCCTCCTTTATTTAGCTCGTTCTAGTGCTCCATCTCTCTTTACTTTATATAAACTTCTTATTAATATATGATCATCATAATATTTCTTATTCCTACAATATACCCTAAAAACTCTATGTGGGTCGTTTGGAAGATCGAAGTACTCCTCTACATCAAAAGTTGTATAGTTTGGATAATATATGAAGTTTTGTGTTCCCCATCGATCACTACCCAAATCTTGTCTTGACAGTGTCTGTAACTTATATCCAACCGAACCGCTAGCAGAAACCACTTTAGTTACGACGACATGCTTTATTTCGTATATTATATCTGGAATGTTGTGATCCGCCTCTGTTTCGGTCTTTTGTTCTTGAGCTTTCTTTCTATACCGATACGCATCGTATGAATAATGCTCACCTCCCCCTCCCGGACTCCACGCACTCCAATTATAGTCGTAGTCGCTGTGAGTATTATTCTTTTTATTTTTTGGGCCCGTTTGAGCTGTTTTATGCCCAGTATTTTTAAATCCATACTTTATAAATTGTTCGGAATTTATACCGTGCTTCTTACAAATATTATGTATCAATTTTTTTGCGTTTTCTTTTTCCCCCCCAAAAGCCGCGTTATTAGAATATAAATTTCTGAGCTTAGTTAACTTTTCCATTGTTTTCGAATCTAACATATGTAATCCTCCCTTAACTTACAGACAGCTTCCCTTTAACTGCGAGCTTATCTACCAACTCATTATACATTACTCCGGAGTGTCCTTTTACTTTTTTCCATAAAACATCTATACCACTATTCTCTATTGTCTCTTTTACTTCGATTATTGCTTCCCACAGATCTCGATTTTTTACCTCCTCTCCAGATACATTAGTTGTCCAATTATTATATTTCCAATCTATATACCAACACTGCGTGATACAATTAACTAAATACGCACTATCGGAAACTATCTGTATTTGCTTAATTGGTAACCCGTCTATTTCTTTATGTCTAGCATTTGAAAATGCCTGCAAGCCCTTTAAAGCCGCAGTTAATTCCATTCGCTGACTTGTTGTATCGAGCTCTCCCTGCCATTCAGAAGCCCTCAACATATTCTCGTATATGAACGCATATGCCCAACCTCCTGGATGATGTTCTTTTTTCATACTAATAGCTCCGTCTGTGTAGATTTGTAACATACTCATTTAATCAACTCCTAATTAAAATTGGATTGTTTTTCCTTCAGTACTTTGTTTATTATTTAAGGAACTTGCTTCCGACTGAATTGTTGCATACTGTTGATAGGCTTTTATGAGATTAGTAAAAATCCACTCTACAGCTAAATATCTAATTCTAGGTCTTGGATGGTTTGTATGATGAAACAGTTTTTTGTAATGAGTCACGTAAAACTCTATCATCGGAACTAGTTGTTCCATTTCCATCGTCTCTAATATCTTCGTCAATATTTTCTGGTCTTTCATCGTTTCTTTTACGTTGGAAAAATACTGCTCTCCTTCGTACGATGTTTGATATAGTTCTGCGAAGTACTGGCATATATGTTCCTCCTTTATATCAACAAATTTTCCAGCCCGTATCATACTTAATGGATCAGTCCTGGAATCGCAATCAGTAGCTCCCTTTCTAACTGATGAGCTACTTGGCCGGAAAGTGATAGTACTGTCTCCCTCACTTGATTCTGTTGTAGATTCGTTATATCTACAGACACCCTCACCGTAAAGGTCTTTATTAGAGACTTTTTGTTCTTGTTCGTCGGAGATGATTCTACTTGCACTTTTTTCATCTATTACCTCACCCTCTACACGAAATGCTGTATCAGTTTTTTCTCCAGTCAACAAATAGTGTAAATCAAATTCATTGGTTGCTAAATTGTGGAATCCTTCAGCAGTTTGTACTCTTATTACGTTCAGTCCAGATATTAAATTCTTAATTTCGATATCTCTAATAGTAGCTATTCTCTTTCTATCATTTTCGCTTAATCCTGGCAAAATATTTAATATATAAATAGAACTTTTCCCCTCTACAGCACTCGGAACATTATTTCTATAAACTACTGTTATCATACTTTTCTTAACTAGTCTTTTCAGGTGCACTTGAATTGCTCGAACTCCTAATCCAAGATCCTTACTTAATCTATCAAGTGATGGACAACACCATCCTTTACGACTTCCATCATCATCTAAATGATCGTATGAGCATAAAATTTCAAATAACATTCTCTCTTGAATAGTTAAGGATCCGTTTCTAATAAAAGAATTTGGAAATACACAATAAGTCAATAAATCAGAAAATGTCATATTACTTTTAATTTCCACAAAGCACCTCCTATATATAACTGTTTATATATATAACACAAAGATGGTAATATTATAGCGATTGCATAAAATGTTTCCGCAATCGCTACAACTCTGTTATTTCGCCCTTACTGCGCCTACTTCGAATGCCGATAGTTGTGTATTTACTTCATGAGTAACTCTATTCCAAGCCTTTTTATATGCTTCCTCTGTAGTGTCTTCTGCAGAATCTAACTCTACAGACATTTCAGCTCCAGCTTTTATCCACGATTTATCGCTCTGAGCAACACTTACCCCAAAACTTACTCCTATTGTTTTCACTTTCATTAAAACATTTCTCCCTTCTTATCAGTCGATACTGCATCGTTCGACTCAGTACTCTTAAGTTCTTTTTTCTGTTTCGGATTAACACTAAAAACATAAACTATATTTTCTATTCTACACGCACCTAATTGCTCCATCGTAACCCTACCCTCTTTAACTAAGGTAGTGATTGCTTCTGGATTAGATATCTCTTTTATAGCTCCTGTAGCTTGTATTTCTTCTGGACTCATAAGCTCCTTTATCAAAGCAACTACTTTATCTTCATCCATAGTACTTCTGTCCTGTTGTTTTATTACTAAATTATGATGTTCGTATTGTAGACTAGAAATTTTATTATCTACTAAAAATGACTTAACTTTTGGGGCGAGTTTTTTCTCCTCTTTTTCTAATTCGGATTTTTGCTTTTTAATTTCATCAAGCCTATTTAATTGCTGAAGTGCAAAAGGAACTTCGACTTCCTTTAATTCACTCCCCTCATCAATGCAATAACACACTGGCGGAATACTTTGTTCTGATTCTCCTAACTCAGTTCTCCACGCATCTACACTTCGAGATACCCCACACAACTCGCACTTCAAATACATAATACTACCTCCTAAATTATTTATCTTCTCTTATTCTCTTAAATACAGGAAATCTTAAACTCTTTTGTCCGGACTCGTTAAACGACTCTTCGAAATACTGAATCTCGATAGTTTTGTCTATGATTAGGTTTGGGTCGTGCCAAAACTTAGCTCTAGCATAGTCATCAAATCCAGACCCAACACTAACTTGGTTTCCTTTATACTCTACAGTAACACTTCCTAAAGTATTCTCAAATTTACCAGTTCCTTGATTTACTCGAACAACTTTTAAATCAATAGTATCAAATTCTTTAAATTTAAGCATTGTGTCAGAACGTTTTCTAACATAAACAGAATCTAACTTTAACATAATACCTTCCCAACTCATCGACTTAGCATGGTCAAACCATTTAGCTATTTGCTCGAACTCATTTCCACGATACAACTCTTCAACTAACTGTATGTTTTTAAGTGAGCCTCCATTCTCAACTGCTACCGAAAACATTGACGATAAAATATCATATCGATCAAATAAAGTATCGGTAGATTGTCCAGACTCCCACTCAGCTAATGGAATCCTATCAAATACATTAAAAATCAATCCAGTTTTTGGTTCGTGACGCAAAACTAATTTCTGAGTGTCGTTAAAGGCATCATTCGCTATAACTTCTCCATCATAAACTATTGTGGTTGCCATTCTAGGAAACTTAGTTTTAAATTCTTCTTCTATTTGTGGAAAATTGAATAACTCAACACCACTTCTAGTAAAAAATCTACAATGTCCTTCTGGATCAAAATAAACAATCATTCTAAATCCATCTAGCTTTTTTTGTAATTGAAAATCTTTTCCCCGAACTTTATGAATATGTTTAGTATGTGGATGAGCCAACATTACAACGAATGTTGGAATCAGGTCTTTGTAAACTTCATTTATTGTCTTAGCAGAACATCCAATCTTTAAATTTTTGAGGATAAGTCGCGTATACCAATAATACTCCTCTTCATCACAAGTACTTAAAAATGCATTTACATCGCTTACATCTTCATTCGAACCAAACGGATGTTTTTTAAGTTCGTCTAACAATTCAAAAATATCTGCGTACTTGCTCTCCGTAGTCGGCACAGAACTTGCTCCAAATAAAACATTCTGCTTAGGTCCAGACTCAGACTGAGCAACTTTAGTCTCTTTATACGGACGAATAGACGCGAGTCCTATTCCATATACCCAACGCTCGTTATATGCATATAGAAAAAACTTTTTTAATGTTTCGCATTCGTTCCGAATCAAAATATCTTTTTTTGCATTTCTAGAACGCTCGCTCTCTAACTCACGCAAAATTTTACGAATGTCCATGATAACCTCCTTTATACTTATATGTATATGTACACAAAACCAACAAATAAATTACAGAGATATAAGGCATACTTTAATTTTCTTTATACTTCACGTCTTCGTAAATCTTTTTAGCAGTACTTCTTACAGCCTTGATTAGATTTCCTTTTTCTTTTTTAATTTCTTCAACTAGCTTTTTCTTTTGTATTCTCTTACCTTCGGCATTTACTTTTTTCCTATATTCATGAGTTTGTTGTCGAGCTTCAGTACTTCGGTCATATTTTAATTTATCGGCTTTTTCTCCCCACCGAGTTCTAGAAAACTGAGCTATATCTCCATACTTTAAATTTTTAGAAAATGTTTCTATAAGAGCTACATCAGCTAGTGACCAACACCTAGAATTATTTTTTCCAAAACGTCTACTTTTTGGAATTAACCGATCCTTTCCTTCTGAAGCTAATTCATCAGACCAGTTATCCCATAGTCGTACAGTTTGTACAGAACGTTCAACTATCTTTGCAACAGTACCTATTGTCACAAAACATACGCCGTTTTCCTCTATGATGCATGAATTTATTCCCATAACGCTTTCCTCCTTAGTATCAGTTTCGTTAAATCTATATCTTTAGTTAAAATTCTGTACTCCGGCATAGTTTTCTTATGATGATTAAATACATGAGAGGCTAATCCTACAATATAACTTCCGCACAATGCACATTGCTGAATATCTGCCCGCATAACGTAACAGGAGCATTTGTCTTTATAAATATTTTGTATAGTACTACTTTTCAGTTTGCATACTTGCTTAGTGATTAAACAACTGTTACAAGTATAACATATTTCAGTTATTATGTTAATCGCCAAAAAGTTAATCCCCCAAAATTTCGTTCCATACTACAGAACTATTTTTAAACAGTGGAACTCCATCTACAATTTTATCTATATAAATCTTATCTGCTTTTAATATCTTTTCAACATGCTCATCAATAGAGTCTTTAACCACATAACTAATAACAGTAACATTTCCGGTCGTACCTCTTCTATGACAACGATCCTCTGCTTGCTCGTTTTCATTAATAGTCCAAGACTTATTTAAGAATAAAACGTATTGGGCTTTAGTTAAAGTGTATCCAGTACCCATAGCTTGGATAGTCCCTATCAGGACGTTACGAGATATATCTTCTTGAAAGGTTTTTATAATATCTTGTTTCTCTTCTGCTTTAGTTACGTCTCCAGTAAGTACTAATGGAGCCTTTTCTTTTAATTCGTCAGTTAATGTTTTTATAGGAGCTTTATATGTACTAAAAATTACACACGGTTCATTATTTTCTGATAGCTCTTCTATTGTTTCTTTAACGGCCCGAATTTTTACCGTATCAGTAAATTGCCTCAAACGCAAGACAATAGAAGTTGCTAACTCTTTAACTACCTCCCCAGACTCTATTTCTTTTCGAATTCCGGACTTTAATAAATCGTATTCAACTTGTTCTTTAGCACTCATTTCTACATAAACTGTTTTATGTGTTTTGGGTGGAAGTGATAAAATATCCTTTGTTCGTCTTACCTGGTAACGATCGAATCGATTATGCATTTCATCTAAGTTTTTATATCCAATCGTTTGATATCCAGTAAACCCGCCCAATATACAATATCGTTTAACAAAATTCCAGTACGCAGTAGTTTCGTATCCAAACCAATTTAAAATATTCCACGACTTTTCAATTGCCTTAGTAATAGGTGTTCCTGACAAAGCTACCATATACTTACATTGCAGATACTTAATTCCTTTGCCTTGTTGAGATTTATGATTATTTACTTTATGAAATTCGTCTAAAATAATAGCTTGTATTTTTCCACTATTTACTAGATTTACAATCTTAGCTAATACTTCATTTGCATTATATTCTACGCCATATTTGTCTTTTTTAACTTTTAATCTAAGAGATTCTATATTAATAATACTATAAGTGGCTTGAGCATACTCGTCTAATGTCTTTAATTTCTTTTTTGTAGTGCCGTCTATTACCTGACTCGTATTCCAAGAGTGTTTTGATATCTCTTCTTGCCAATTATACTTAACCCCATTAACCCCACAAATAACTAACACATGACTGACTTCATTAATACTCTTTTTATAATCCATGATATCTATAGCTTGCTTTGTTTTACCTAAACCCATTACATCAGTAATTAAAAATTTATCCATATGAAGTGCTTTATTAAACGATTCTATTTGATGTCCGTCTGGAGCAGTTTTAAATTTATACTCTGCCTCACACTTAATTTTTTTATAGTATTCAATTAACTCCGAAGTTGACCGCTTATTTGATTTTTCTTCCTGAATAGCAAAGTATTGATTTACTTCTGGAAACTCTCCATGAACAGCGATGTTATCTTTACCAAAAAGTCCTAACAATCTATCTATATCCTGAATAGGCATTTCCCAAACTTTATTAACAGGCTCATAAAACCTTACCGGTAAACTTTTTATCTTTTCTACAATTTGGTAACTATATTTGAATTTTATGAATATTGAGTGCGTTGAATTTTT